GTCTGATTTAACTGTTTTGATGTAATCTCCACCGTTTTAGGGTTAATCGGGAGCTTAATGACTTCGCTCCGATTATCCACACTTAATTCAATGATTCTCTCTTCCATAAGCTCCCTCCTATCCCATATTTACAATTACTTCTACAAATTTCTTTGCTACTTTATCAGCCATCTCATCAATATCATCTTCTGACCGGACATTGATGGTATCTGCAAGTTTGGCAATCTGGACTGTAATGCTTCCGAGGAATCCTCTTGCTCCACCAGACGAAGTGCTGCCCGGTACCTCCATGCTGCTCCTGCTCTCCCTGATCCGGTCGATCAGAGCTGAAAGATGCTGGTCAATATTTGTTAAAACGCCGATGACAGAGGACATTCCTCCACCGTTTCCGGAGGATGCTGCCATACTTCCCTGTACTACGCCACCGAATGCATTGCTGGTCAGAGACACACTTTCCTTGTTTGGAAGTATCCTGGAACCTCGCGGCAGATTTACAAGCTCTGGGCCTTCCTCACCTACCCAGGTAAGTCCACCACGCCAGTTGTTGTCTCCAGCCGCATTCTTTCCAACGCTTCCCGATCCACTGCCTCCAGAACCTGCAATCTTGGCTCCTGTGTTGCTGATCCAGTCCGCTACCTTACCGATAGCCGAACCAATTCCTTCCACAATAGGCTGAACCACGCTCCAGACGCTCTCCAAGATACTCTGAATTCCTGGGAATACGCGCTGTACCACGCTGAAGACAAGCTCGAATACACTAATGCACAAATCCATAATAGGTGAGATCACGCTCCAGGCTGTGGTCAATACAGAACCGATTGCCGGGCCAGCTACTGCGATAACTTCCTGGATGAAGCCCATCCGCTCTCCGATGAAGCCGATCACAGAACTTACTTTCTCACCAATGCCATCGAATATTGTACTGAAAACAGGGGCAAGCGCCACAACAGCCACACCGATAGCCGACACCAGCCCTGCGATAACCGGCGATGCCTGAGAGATCAGGCCACTGATACCAGAAACCACACTTGAAATCACCGGGAGTATTACTGGAAGCATAGTTGAAACAGTGTTCACAATGCTTCCAATTGCTGGGGCACTGGCTACTGCAGCCTGACCAAGGGAATTTGTTATGCTCTTTCCGAAAGATACAAGTTCCGGTATAGCCGCTGAAAACTTGGAACCCAGGTTTCCGATACCATCAAACGCCTGGTTGACTGCGCCGCTCATAGAAGATGGCAGTGCGCTCACAATTCCGTCTTTCAGGCCCTTGACGATTTCTCCACCAGATTCTTTAATCTTCGGAGCAGCCGCCTTTATACCTGTTTTCACAGCTCCAGGAAGCGCTTTTACGACTCGTCCAACCATCGGAACCGCATTCTTGAACAGGAACGTGCTGGCCGTCTCCACTACAGAGCCCATAGTGCCTTCTACATCACCGCCACTCGCCATAAAGCCAAGCAGATTTTTAACTGCGGACTTCATGGCTCCGAAAGATCCGCTGAATGTGGTCGATGCTTCTCTCGCTGTGGTTCCTGTAACATCCAGTTTTTCCTGGATCACATGGATCGCGTTATACACATCCGCCAGATTATCCAGGTTATACTTAACTCCAGAAATTTTCCCAGCATCCTTTAACAGACGCTCCATTTCCGACTTCGTACCACCGTAACCAAGTTTCAGGTTATCCAGCATGGTGTAGTTCTGCTTGGCAAAGCCCTGATAAGCGTTCTGGATAGAGCCTATGTCGGTACCGAATTTATTCGCGTTATCTGCCATATCCACCATGGCCTGATCCGCCACTGTGGCCGCTTTTGCCGTATCACCCTTTAAACTGTTCAGCAGCGAAGCTGAAAAGCTGGTGACCTGCTCCATATAATCATTTGCTGATAATCCCGCTGTTTCAAAGGCTTTGTCCGCATTCGCTTTGACTGTATCCGCATCATCCTTGAATAAGGTCTCGACACCGCCACGGCTCTGCTCCAGCTTCGCACCTTCGCTTACCGATGCTCCCACCACTGCAGTAGTGGCCGTGGCCGCTGCGATTGCAACCGGTATAACAACCTTGGTTCCCAGTTCTTTCATTTTTCCGCTGATAGCAGAAATTCCTTTGCCGGTAGCATCCTTGATCTTCACTACCGGCTCGGCAACCTTTTTCCCAAGATCTTTTACACGGCTTTCTACCGCTTTAACTTTCGTTGTGGCCATGTCCTTTACAGCCATGGCCGTCACTACTTTTTTCCGGAGCGGTTCCATTTTGGACTTCAAGCTATTCAGTGCCTTGGTTGCCGGAGTTGCATCCAGTTTTGCCTGGTACTTTTCCTTCCAGGTTTTCTCCATCTCCTCACGGGTTTTCTTAACATCCTCCCGGAAAGAAGTTTGTTCTTTCTTTATGATCCGGAGAGTTGCCGTGACAGTATCCTTAATGCTGATACTTCCTATCACACTCATTTGTCACTTGCACCCCCGTTCCCTTCAAAAGCAAACAGCTTTCTTCTTTCCTCTATGGCCGTCTCCATGGAAGCAAAATAAAAGAGCCTTTCCTCCAGGCTCAGATTCAGGATATATTCAGGTGTGATTCCCTTCTGCAGATAAAAGTGCAGGAAATAGGTTTCTCCGTCTCGGCTTATGAGTTTTTTAATTCTTCAACCACAGTGACCTTCTTATTTCCGAGTACACCGGAAAGCTTCATGATCTCTGTAGCGATTTCTGTTATCTCGCTCATTTCAAAGATATTCACCACTTCCGGATATGTCTGGATCAGTCCCTGATTCATCATCTCCTGTGCGACTTCTTTTAAGTTCGGTTCCACAACGGCCAGATAAATCGTATATTTATCTGCCGCATTCGGATCGTTCTCATCTTCGATTTCCGTACACTCTACGATTTCAGGATAATCCAGGTTGCGGATTTTAATATTTTCATCCAAGCTCGGAATATGTAATGTGCGGTATTTTCTGACCTTTTTCTCCTGAAAGCGCTTGATCGCCTTGTTAGTAAAACTCTTAAATACCTCGCTCTTATCTTTATCCATGACTGTTTCCTCCTCTTATGCTGCAATCTGATCCAGGTTCTGCAGATCAGACGGTGTGAAGCCGATGCTGGTTTCTTCCTCGACAATTCCGCCTTTTTCCCAGTTGACCACCGGAAGTTCAGTGTGCCATACATTGTTAGCTGACCAGCGCTCTGTCTGTCCATTCACGGCATCCGGATCTTTCAGTTTTGCAATAATCTGGCAGCGCACATCCTTGCCCTTCTTCCAGCTTTCCAGGATCGCTTTTGCCCTGGTATAAACCTTTTTTACGGTATAGGAGCCTTCTCCCTTTAATCCGGTAATCTTAGAGTCCACATCAATGCCGATCTGGACATCTTCACGGTTGGCCGTTACCTTTAACTCGATCTTAGAAAATTCAAAGATTTTCTCGCCATCGATCCAAAGCTCTCCCCAGGTACCGGAAAGAGTTTTGTTGCCTCTGATACTCTCTGCCATTGTCATTCCCTCCTTACATGTTTACTGTCATTTTCAGATCTTCCATGGCATCCACAAATTTCACGTTGCTGGTCACAAAGACCTTGCTTCCCGTATTTGCTTCGGCCACCGCCGTATCATCCATTTCTGATGTGTCAGTGCCCCGTCCTTCCAGGTAATTCCTCTGGGCATCTACATCTACAGATACGGTATTGTCATAACTGCGATCCAGGACATCCCCAAGAAGCTCCTTATGGTAAGAGCTGATGGCTGCCACAAACATCTGCTTGTTGTCATAGTCATTGATGACTTTGCCCACATAATACTTTTCAAATGTATCCCGGATATCATCCATGTAGAGATCCATGCCCTCCACGATCTTGATCTTCCGAAAATCTTCCGTTTTAGTGGCAGTAAAGGAAGTCAGGCTGTTCACACCGCGCCCAATCTTATACTGGCTGCCATCAAAGGTAAGGATCAGTTCGCCTGCATCGATCCGCTCATTCGGATCATCCGGCACTTCTGCCGAAGAAACATCGTTCAGAACATAAAAGGTACTGCTTCTGGAAAGAGACAGTCCAGCAAGGATTCCTGCGATCCGCGCACAGTATTCCGCTGCAGTATGCTTTTTCCCGGTAACAGACGAAGTAATGTTCTCTGTGGTAAAGTTGATAATTCCCTCATGATCTCCCGCATAATGGGGAAGAATCACCTTGAAGGTCTTCTTTTCATCATTGCGGTACTGCTTGATCCAGGCTCCGATCATCGTAGTATCTGCCGCCTTAATTCCAGGGATGCACAGATAATTCCATTTTAAGTCCTTTAACTTCTTCAGAACCGCGTTGTAGCTTTCTACATTGGTGGCCACTCTCATGGCAATCACTTTTGAAGGTGCCCCCTCATAGATCAGCTTCAGATAATTGTAGTTATCCTCCGTCCACTGAGTGAAATCCACATCATCCACTTTGTTGTAAACATTCTGTTCTTCACCTTCCGTGTCATCTTTCAAGATAACCGCCACAATTCCTCTGGCACTGCGCTCAATGGCACTGATACCCTTGGACTGGAAGATAAAGTTAAAATTCGGTAATCCCAGGCCCATGTTTACTCACTCTCCTTTTTCAGTGATACTCCCAGCTCCTCCATCCGGTCATTTGCAACCTTCTGTTCTTCGGAGTGCCGGAAATTGATAGTAAAAATGTAGTGGAGAACGTGATCCACTACATTGATGTCCGCATTCCCGATGGTGATCTTCCTATCACCAAACGAAAGCACCGGACGAATGGCTGCGTCAATTTCAGCAGCTTTAATGAGATAAGTATTATTGCTTTCACCCTTCTCATGGTAGGTAACATCCACCATGACGCTCATGTCCGTGTAAATCCCATCCACAGTTACAGGACTCCCTGGCTTCAAATCCACAAAATACCAGGTTTTAGGCTGTTCCACTCCATGGGCCGGGTCTGTACTTTTGATCTCTTCAAAAAAGACATCTGTATCCGGATCTATCTTCTTTAAGACACGGATCAGCGCGTCTTTTATCTGCAATACTGGATTTTCCATCATTTCTCCTTAAACCAAATCATGCGTGTTTAAAAAATCAGCCAACCAGGCCCGCAGGTAATCTGGAAGTTTCCGATCCATTTCCTGCAGAGACACCTCCAACATATGAGCGCCTTTTTTGAAGCCGCCACCCTTCATGCGATGCCCATACTCCACAGGCTCCGCATATTCCACATTGTTGTAAACCTCAATATAGTAGGTGTCTCCCCGCTTTTCGATAGCTCCCAAGTTCCAAGCATCCCGTAAACGTCCGGTCTGAACCGGAGTCAGTTCTTTTGCTTTTCCAAGCGCCTGCTCCGCAATGTCAATGACCATTTGCTTAAATTCTTCCGGGTATTGCCGGTCTATGATCTGGGCCAGGTTCTTTTCCCACTCGTTCAATCCGTCAAAGGTATATTCGGTACTCATCAGACCACCGGATCATCCAGACGAACTGGAACATTATTGTGGGATGGCTGCCGTTCAGCAGCTCCAGCCAGAGCTTCTATAGCCTTTCCAAGTCGTGAAATCACCAGAAAATCATTTTCCAGGATGTCGATCTCCGGCCTTACAAAAAGGCTGTAGGAAGTATCTGCAGATGCCGTGGAGCTGCTCTGGGCCAATGCTCCGCCGCTGTGAGAAGATAGCGCACATGGAACATCCTGATACACCATCTTCCCTTCCGCGCCGCTTTTAAAAACGCTTTCACCAGATGGTAAAGTATCTTTAAAAGGCCGGTAAACGGTCACTGTATCCCAGTAGGTCTCTGCCAGAATATCAGCTTCCTGCATGGTTATCCTTTGGCAAGCGCATTTTCTTATAGTGGTTTAAGGATGTCTCATAATTCTTCATGAAGTCCACCGTGGCGCTCCTGGAAGCGCTTGGATCGCGGTAAGAAATCGTTGTGTCTCCACGGGTGACGGATGATGTTTCTTTTCCTGTGGAGACCAGCAGATCTGCCTTTAACATATCCTCGGCAATCTGGGCTGCAGTTCCTTCCAGGCGTTCCGGAAGATCTTCTCTGCAGCAGTAAATCAGGATCTTATCTACCGCCCGGCGCACATATCTCCTTGCGGAGCTTTCTTCCGTTTCTGCCATTTTCATGTTATCCATGACTTCGGCTACAATCCTGTTTTCCTGTTCACTTGCCATGCAGTCCCTCCTACTTTTTCCTTGCTGTCTGGCTTTTCTCAGCAGTTTCCTGGTTCTGTTTCAGGGCCACTTCAAGCTGATCTTTCGTGCCGTCCAGTTCCTGTTTCAGAGTGGCATTTTCTTTCAGGGCCACCTCAAGCTGGTCTTTCGCACCGTCCAGTTCCTGTTTCAGCGCAGCGTTCTGGCTTCTGGCCGCCGCCAGTTCCTCCTTCAGTTCCTTTTCCGCTGCAGGTGCTTCGTTTTCCAGAGTCGCTTTCTTTGCGGCCCCTTCTCTGACAAATCCCTGGCTTTCCAATGCCAGCGCTACAACTTCAGACTCTGTCTGTTTTACTACATTGTCACGTCTTAAAGTAATCATCCCGTATCTCCTCCTATGACAGTTCTTCCTTTACGTTGGTAAAGCAGGTCTTGATCTGCTGATCCGGAATCCAGATATCATGGTACTTGCGGTAATCCATCGCGTAAGCTCTTGCCTTCTGGTTTGTCTCCGGATCAAAGATTCTCATCTTATCTGTCTTAGACACCGCAACAGGGGCTTTTCTCGGTGTGATGATCCAGTTAATGTTCTTGCTGGATGCCGTTGCTGCAAATCCACCATCTTCCTGTCCGCTGGTTTTTCCATCTTTGAACAGATATTCAGTCTTCATTCTCTCTGAACCAACCGAAATCAGTGGATGCTGTCCATCCAGGCTCCTAACCTTAAAGCTTACATCTCCCTGCTTAAAATCTGTTACATCCAGTTTTTTGGACAGCTTATCACTCATGGAGAGGATCGCTGCCGCCATGCGGCTGATGGTAATTACCAGCGGAGTATTATCTCCAACGATTTCCTGAACCGTTGCAATGTCGTAGTAAAGTTTCTGCAGAATGGTATCCTCCGCCGGTACATATCCGCCAGATGCTGTCTTTGCCTTGATGCAGGCCGCCGCGATCGTGCTGTAACGGTAAGCATCAATCTCCGGGATCACTTTGGTTCTCTGGAATTCTCCCATTACAGTAGCCGCAGTCAGTGCAAAGTTGGTCTCATCTACGGCATTCTCATCAAAGCTGAAGGAACGTCCTCTGTCCTGGGTCATTGTTTTGGTCTGGTACTTGAAGTTTACTCCACCGGCTACAAAACCGTTCTGTCGATCATAATCAGCCAGGCCGTCCATGGAAAGCTCCGGGATCTTGACCTCTGATCCTCCGTTATATTTCACCAGGCTGGAATTGACTTCCATCCATCCGGAAGTAGCCTGCTCTACTGCGGCCTTATCCAGTTCACTCTGAATGACCGCTGCTGTCTGAATTGTATTTACGCTCATGTCTCATATCCTCCTTATAATCCTCTGATGTTTCTTGCAATCTGATCTCTTAACATATTTTCTGCGCTTGCCGCATTGCCAAGGCCCGCCGGAGTCTTTCCGCGAAGTCTGGATTCCACCGCTGCCTGAAGGCTTCCCTTGAAGGTATCTGTTAATTTTGACAGACTCTTTTCCATGGCCTCCTCACTGGTATAATCCAGCAGTTCAGCCAGGCCGACCGGATAACCATCTTTTTCCAGGGATGCCGTTGCCTTTTTCTGCAGATCACTCTTTAAGAGCTTCGCCTGCAGTTCTGCGATCTGCTCGTCTTTCTTTTTCTGTTCCTCGGCAGCCTTTTCCTCCGGGCTTAACTTGGCCTGTCTCTTTGCTTCTTCTGCCTGAGCTTCCCAGTCCTGCTTTGCTTTTTCAATGGCTGCATCCATATCTGCCTGGCTGAAGGATTTCTCCTCCGTTTTACCTGCAGGCGGCTCTGTTCCTTTTTCAGCAGCCTTTTCTTCTGCTCCAGGTTCCTTTTTCTCCTGCTTGGCACCGAAAAGACCGTCAAGAAATTCCTTAAAGGCAGATGCTTTCTCCTGGTTTCCGGTTTCCGCACCTGCGGCCTGTCCCGCCGCTCCCGTAGATGTTCCTGCCGATGTAGTTGCTGCGGTTTCAGTTGTCTGAGTGCTGGTGGTCATTTCTCCATCCATTTTCATGTCCTCCTTGAATTTTTGTATAACAAAAACACCCTCTAACGCTGGTTAAAAGGTGTTTAAGCTCCATTTAAATGTAATTTTTTGTAATTTAATAGGCACCCCTTCGGGTGCCCATCATGCTTTCTTTTTCTGCATATCTCTGCAAAAATCCTCTTTGTAGTTGTTTGTTCCCAGAGCCGATTGCCTTATAACCGCTCCCGGTATCCCATCCGGATATGTATCACATTTTGCATAGCCATGATATCTGGTGCATGAGTTACAGGCGCTGTCAAATGCCTTTGGTGCTTCCCACCACCGTCTATCAGAATATGGTTTCTTTTCCATTACAACTCCTCCATGTAGATTGTATGTCCATCAACTCTGGTAACAATAAATGATGAGCCACGCTCAAAAAGAATTTCCTTCTCTGTCGAATTGTACTTTCGTATATCTCGACCATTCTTTGACTGAATTACATACTGTATTTGGAAACTATCATCATATACCTCGGTTGAAGATGATAAATACTCATTAAAGATCTTCAGTTCTCCCGGAACATAAGATTCAACAAACTCATCCACATCCAGAATTCCGAAATCTGAAAGCGACCGTTTTACCGTTCCCTCATACTTCGGCATCTTCTGAAGTGCGGAATCCATTGCCTTTATGTACTGTTCTTCCTGCTTCGTCAGTTTTTCTCCCCTGCGGAGCTTGTCATTCCAAACGTAAGAAGAACTGCTTATGTAACTATTCATAGCATGTTGCTCCGCGTCTGTCAACGGTTCCGCAGGCTCTTTTGCCTTTTCTTTTACATAGCGTTTTTTCCATTCTTCAAACTTTGGATTGTCTTTCAATTGGTTAGCGCCGTCCTTCAGTGCAAACATATCAATCCGTGGCTTTGCTCTGGTAGTACATTTACAGTTCGGGTGAATCGGTGGCAGATTGACTCCCGCCTCGGCCTCAGATAACTTAAATGCCTGACCATTTAAAGCCTGGCATATCTCACAGCCACCTCCCAAGAAAATGTATTCCTCAATTCCAAGCTCCTGATAGGACTGTATCTGGCCTTGATTAGAAAAGTAACTGCTTTCTGTTCTCACCAGGCGCTCCGCATTTTTACGCCCCCGGTGCATCACATCATCTATGGATTTTGCCATTTTCTGGACGCTGGCCCCGGACATGAAGCCCATGGTCAGTTCCCTTCTGGCAAGAGCCGCCAGCTTATCCGTATCCTCCCACAGCGCCTGGGAATAATTTTTGCCTGACCACGGAAACTCCAGAATACGCTTCAGCATCTTCTCATCAACCTTCGCCACCGTAAAGCCTACTCCCATGATGCTCTGAATATCATAGCAGCTACGGTAATAATTGGTTTTAAACATATCGCCAAGAAGATCTGTCAGCTTTGTTTCTGTATCCCCGGCCAGGTTTATCATCTGCAGATAAATCTGCGAAAGAAGCTGCTCTTTTCTGCTGATCCTGGACTTGGCAGACAGCGTATTTAACTCCAGCAGCGTCCTGGAATCCGTCTGGGCCTCAGCCACATACTTATCCATGCTCTTTCTCCAGCGGCTGTATTCCTCGCCGGACAGGAGCTTTTCCGCTTCCGCGTTATCCAGTTTGTTATCCTGGGCATACTTCTGGAACATGGCATTGATCTCATTTTCCAGTTGGTTGGCCGTCTCATCATAAAGATCCATGATATCCCTGGCATAGGTGTCGGTTTCCTTGGCATTTCTCAGAACCCTTTCCTTGGCCCGTTCAATCCATTCATTCCGTTCTCTCTGACTCATCTACGCCCTCCGCAGCTGCTTCGGCAGTCATGCCGTTCTGCTGGCTCTCAAATGCTTTGGCAAAATTCTCATAGGTGCCGAATTCGTCAACATCCTTGGTTTTTTCTTCCTCCAGCTTTTCCATCTCATCATGGACGTTTTCCACCCATGGCAGCATCTGCAGCCTTGACTCCGTGGAAAGCAGTCCGGAGAGCTGCGTTGCGATCTGTGTCAGTTCCAGATTGTTTTCCGGTTTGTTCCTGCGGAATTTCGGAGTGATGTCCTTATAATCATAATGGCCACCCTTAATATTCAGGATATTGGTAATCAGCTCGATCCGGCGCTGCAGCCCCTTTTTGAACTTCCGCTCTTTCATGGCACATAACTGTTCCAAGCCCCAGAGCTTATAAGCGATTGCTACTCCAGAAAGGTTCCCGCCAAACGACTCATCACACAAATGTGGAACATGGGACATGGTATGGATATCCTCCCGCAGCCGGTTCTTAAAATTCTCCATTGCGGTATCATCCACCTGCTTCAGCAGCCACTGGACATCTCCTCCATCATCCAGAATGATCGCACCCTTTTCCTTCATGTCCCGAACATCATCACTGCTCACATCTCCCAGCTTCAGGATCTTTAAAATAGCATCATCGTTGTACTGGAAGTAATTCGCCGTATTGCTCTGGGCCTTATTGTAGGCATCAATCTCCGTGATAACGCCCTCAAAATCTCCCCGGCGCTCCTCATTATTGATGTACTCCACAAAGGGGACATCCTGCCAGTAATGATCTTCAATCGCCTCCAGGTTCAAGTACCCGTTATTGAATGACCGGAACCGGAGAACCTGGTACGCATTCCAGAACTCCACCTTCAAGATCACATTCTTATCTTTATCGACAGACCGGACGCTCCTGATCGCCGCCATAGGCTGGGCATGGCCGCTGTCACTCTCATAAATCATAATCAGATCAGACGGTGCCACCTTTGCAAAACGGATCTGCGCGTCCTCATCAAGATATAGCATTTCAAAGCAGCTCCCACAGATGCTGCACTGTTTAGCCAGCTCCATGTTATGATCCTGCTCATCGTTATAATCAAAAATATCCTGCACCGTCTGCAGATAAGCATCATCCTGGGAGTTATAGACAACCGGCTGCCCAACAAAATAACTGGTTGCCGTATCCGTGATGTACTTCGCCATGTTATTAACCAGACGGTTGTTCGGTGCTGTACTGTCTTTCTTGGTCTCTGAAAGAATTCGGTGCTGCCCCACGTAGTAATCAGTCAACATCCCATATTTCAGATCCATCAGGTTTTCATCTATGATCTCCCGAATATCTTTTTCTGTCAGGCTTTCTGCAGAAGCCCTGTCCATATAAATAACCGGCATAATATACCGCCTCCTTTACAATCCAGCCGCTCTCCTGTCCATGATCCGGAACCGCTTGCTTTTCTTGGCGATTGTCCGGCAGCCTTCCAGGGCATCCGGGCCATCATCGTGAGCGCCCATCGGAAAGTGGAACATCTGTTCCAGGAGCCGTTTATGCTTTTTGTTGAATTTGATATAGTGGTTCTTTACATCTGGCTGCATGGTCTGAATTCTCATGGTCTTATCGCTGGTCTGCGGTACTTCCTCAATCGGGAGATACAGACCGGCCCTGGCGGATGCCTTGGCCAGTTCCTCTTTTAAAAACCACTGGAACTGTACAGTCTCGGCACCGAACTTTTTATAGCCCCGTCCAAAATCGCGCTTCAGCCAGCGTTCTTTCTCCAGGATATCCGTGATGATACGATCCGGGTGCCTCCGTTCAATATCCGCATCCAGTACATACATGTAACCAGTAACCTTGCTTTTCGCCAGTGTGATGATCGCAGAAAAGTCGCTTTTCTTGGTTTTTCCAAGGGAAGGATCGACAAAGCCAAAGAACTGAAAATCCTTGTCCTTGAAGTCCATTTCTGCTTCGTTGTAGTAGTCGAACCATTCCTCGTTGAAAACACAGTCTTCCGGGTTGATCGGTTCATTCTGTTCCTCAGAGTTAAAGGAGGCCTCACCCTCTGTCACCTTCATGACCATCAGGTCATAGTAAGAAAGCTTTTCCTCCCAGAGAACTTCTGTCCCGGCCAGCATCTTTTCCCGGTGTGCCTCAAAGAACTTTCGCGCATTTTCCTCATGGTCTTCATCAGACAGGTCAGTGAAGATATTTTCCCACTCCTGCCATAGGTCTGCCTCCGGCGAAAATGATATAACTGCCCGGTACTTAATCGCCTTGTATCCAGGGTTTTTAAGAGTATTTGCTAATAAGCTGTCATAATGGAGCAGGGTTCCGATGTAGACAATATCTGTATAATCATCACCGGCCTTAGAAACCGCTTTTTTAAACCAGCTATCCAACTTTGCTCTTTGCTCCGGTGTCCGGACATTTTCATCATTCTCAATATCATCCAGGATCAGCAGATCCGGTCTCCAGTTCCGGTGCTTCCTGCCTCGGATCTTCTTGCCGGAGCCAATCGCCTCCACCTTGATATTGGTGCTGGTCACCAGAACATTGCTCCTCCAGACTTTTCCGGTCAGATCTCCAAAATCTTCCCGGATCGCTTCGTTTTCTTCAAACTCCACACGGATGTTATCCAGGAAGCCCTCCGCCTGATCCGAACTATCTGAGATAATGATCGGATAATGCTTATACCCATATACAACGGCGTGGATCGTTCCTTTAAACGTCAGGCTGGTAGACTTGGCATGTCCACGAGGAGCTGCCACTACACGCTTGCAGCCATTCATCCGGCTGATCTGCTTGACCAGCCCCGATGTGCTTGGTGTAAGCCCCTTTAAGACTCCATCCTGCCAGATGGCATCCAGTTCCCGGTGAAATTCCGGAGACGGTCTGGAAAAATAATGCGGAAAGTAGGCCCTTCCGAAGAATTCCATATCAACAGCACCAAGGCGCTGCCGGATTCCGCCTTTTCCAGTCAGAGCTGCGCCCGCTTCATAATCTTTCCTGATCCGGACACGCTCTGGTGAATCATCCCTGTTTAAAAATGTTTTTAAAAGACCAGAAAGATCGTTTAAAGCATTCTCCTGTTCTTCGTAGTAACTTTTGCTTTCCGCTTCCGCCATCGCGCTGATCAGCGCCTTCAGACTTGCGTCTTTTCCTCTCCGCATGACCTTTCACCTCCGTCCCGCATCTTTCCCTGTTCAAATTCGCCCCATACGGCTCATTTTGCCTTTATGTGGTAATTTCCCCGACCACAGACCTTTAAACGGTTTTAAACGGCTTCCTAACGCTTTTAAAAGGGGAATAACAGGCAAAGAGAAAAGGAACCGGACAGAGGAAGCCAAAAGGCCGGGCTTCGCCACCCGACCAGCGTCCTTTTCTGCTCAGTTCCTTTTCTTTATGCCTGCGTCCCGAACACAGCCGGGACGAATCAACCGGTCATGTTTTAAGTCGCGTCTTGTAATAATGGCTGTGCCGCATCCTGTGAAGCATCGCTTCCAGCTTCCTGCAGTTCTCCGCCACCTTCCACTTCGATCCCAAGCTGCACCTGTCTGGCTTCGCCGCAGATCGTAATTTCAAAAGTTGCCTTCCGGCTTCTTTTATCCCACTTTAAAACTCTGTTTTCTAACTGTTTTAAAACTCCACTGATGACAGTGATACCACCGCTTCCGTCTTCCCTTACCAGAGTCGGTTCCAGCGGCTCTCCATTGCCGGAAAGAATTCTGATCCATTCAGCTTCCAGATAGGACAGTGTCGATGGTGCCTTACTGTCCCCCAGGAACCGGATCACTCCCGGAACCTCTTTTACCCGGTAATAGTTTCTGGCCGTGAAATCCATGTCCAGGAACACATATCCTGGGAACAGAATATATTCCTTTTTTGTCCATGCCCCACCAGACCGGATGGGACGGTTCTCAATGGGAACCTCGGCTCGGATTGCCTGGTTTTTCAGCCTCCTTGCAATTCCGCTTTCTTCTCCAGTTTTAACCTGAATCACATACCACACAGCCTATCCCTCCATTCCTTCGCTTTTTTTCTTATTGAGGTAAGCGCTGACCTGACGGTACAGTTCCGGATTATCCTTTGCCATGGTCTCAAATACCATGCTCTGAACAGCTTCCAGTCCCGCCTCATAGTTTTCTTTGTTCTGTACTTCGATCCGCTTCTTATAAGCAGCAGCGCGGATCAGACCGTTTGTTTCCTTGATGAGCTTCTCGATAGGAACTTCTTTCATCTGTTCCTCATCCACATTGGTTAGGGCATTTAAAACGTGGTGGCTTGCCAGCCGGATCAGGGCTTCCGAAGTATCCAGATCCGGATAACGGTTCATTTCATCCATCAGCATGGAGAAATTGCTCTGTGCCACGTTAATCATCTCTACCGTGGCCAGATACTTCCTTGCGTAGGTACAGATAGCCATCTGGCTCATCTCCTCACCATTCGCCTTCAGGAAAGCCACGATCTCTTTGTAAGTGCAGCCAGTAAGGAGCATCTGCTCCACGGTGTCTTTAAGCTCCGGCGGCAGTCTGTCCACCTTTCCTGTGCTGCGTCTTCTACGCTCCTGTTCCATCAGCCGTCCAGATCAACCATTTCATCCGTGATGCCGCCGCCAAGGAGCCGGATGCCCTTGCCGGTTACTTTTGCTTCCAGCGTCTGATATTCCACATCGGCCAGATTAGCCGGTTCCCTGCTTTCCATATCACGCAGATAGATATATCCCTCCTCATGGAGAAAATTCACGGAGTCGATGAACTCCTGACGCTCAATCCCCTCCGCTTTTAAACCTTTTTCAACACTTCTTAAAGCATTGTACTTTTCCCGGAGCAGGTTGATTGTCATGAGTACCCTGCCGTTATTCACCATAAAAGCTCCTGCCCGGAGTCTTCTCTTTTCCTGTTCTCTGTTCATTGTGAACCTCCATTTCTTGTCATTTCGATCATCATATTTAACATCTGTTCCACTTTCCGATCCACCTTATTGATCTCACGAATGAAATCATCCTTTGTCAGGTAATTCTGCCGGATCTCCTTAATCTCCTTCTGGCACCCATCAAAATCCTTACTGTGAGTCTCCTTGGGTGTATAATCCTCACGGATCTTATTGATGTCTTTTTTTAATTCGTCTGTGGTTTCCTTCAGATCTGCTTTTGTTACAGAATCCCGTTCTATTTTTTGAAGCTGCTGGACTGTGCAGTCCAACTGGTTCATGGTTCTTTTTAAAAAATACGAGATTACGCCAATACCCAACGTAATGGCGGTTGTTATGATCCATCCTTCATCCATCCAGTAATTCCTCCAATAAAAAAAGATACACTCATGTTTCTGACACAAGTGTACCTCTTAGGCCCGTGAACTGTCTTTTGAAGCACTTCACTAATTTACTTCACTTTTTAAAATGCTTCCGGATAATCATAGATGCTCATCTGACCCTCCATGTCATCATCCAGATTATCCAGTTTTCCGAACAGGATAAATCTCACCCAGCGCTCGGTAAGTCCATATTTCGCGGCAAGTTCTCTATAATTTCCTCCGTCAAATTCTTCCCGGATCTTCTGATCCCGTGCCGCCCGTTCCAGGCTCTCTGCCTTCGGAATATAGATTGTAGTGCCGCCAAAAGCCCGGACAAGACTTTTAAACCCGTCCAGGCCCACCAGTTCTACCATCTTTCTCTGATCTTCATCCAGGTTTTCTATCTTCACATGGTCTAACAATCCCATCGCTGGCCTCCTCCTTCCGTTCCAGGCTTTTTAAATACCCTTTTAAAACTTCAATCAGGGTATTTCCCTGGCTGAAGGTGAGCCATGCAAAGGGATTCTTCGCAATAGCGTCTACATGCAATTCTTTCTTAATGACCGCGCACAGTCTGTCTCCCAGTGGAACCTCATTCGGACTCTTATCGCGTTTCTTCAGTTCGTACATCAAAGCCCAGATTTTCTTCTGCTGGCCGCTGGTCACGCCTCCTGGTCTCTGTGAATGTTCCTTCGGCTTTCTGCTGGATGGTTTCGGAGCAGCGGTACCGCCCTGCAGATCCTCCAGCCTTTTAATCACCGCCATGGCCTCCTGGTAGGAAAGTTCCTTTATGGAATCCTTACCTGTAACGCCCGACACCAGTATATGAAGCTCATCTTCGCTTCCATTTCCGGTTATTCCCAAAGCATGACCTATAGCATAGATTTTCTTCATCTGGAATGATTCTATCTTTCGCATTTACCGTTGCTCCTTCCTGCTATTTTTCCGCCTCTACAGTTACCTTGATTCCTTCATCCACGAATATGGCTGCCCGGATCACTTCCACCGCTTCCTGCGGTGTGCCTCCCCACTCTGCCGCTTTTAATATCTGCAGCATCCATTCCCAGTTGATCACTTCGGATGCCAGGTAAGCCCAGTCACTGGCTTCCTGTTCTGAAAGGCCCACCAGTTTCATCAGGGTTTCTGTGTCCTTTTCATATTTGCCTTTCAATTTCTTCTTCAGTGTTCTCTGGATCTTCTCATCCTTTGTGATGGCGCTGATCGTAGCGTCCAGGCTTCCCTCGGTGAAATTTCCCATATACATCATGGAAAAAAGCCGCTTTGCCGGGGCTGACATACTATAAGAAACATCTTCTTTTACAAAGTCCTTGAAGACATCCCCCAGGAGCTTCTTTACCATTGTCATGGAGATTGGTTTCACGGTCTCGCTGTTTCCGACCACCACTTTGGAATTTTCGCTTCCCCAATATTCTACGGTTTTGCTCTTCGTATCCCGGAGATCATCCGTGGCCTGCTTCTCGAACCAGGCTTTGATTGTTTCCATTTCACCTTTAACGGCAACCATCTGGCGGTCTAACTCTGCCAGACGGTCAACCTTCTTTTTTACTTCCGCCGCATCCATTATCCTTTAAACTCCTCCATGATCTTTTCTGCACATCCGCGGCAGATCTCAATGCCGCAGACCGTTTTAACATCGTCCACCGTTCCGCAGAAGTGACAGGTAGGAACATGCTTACGGATATGTACCCCGTCCTCATCTGCTTCGATATCTACCGGAACACCCGGAAGAATGCCAGTCTCCTGACGGAGCTGACGTGGAAGTGTAACCGCGCCACTCTTGGCTACTCTCTTGCTTACAGTCATGATAGACCTCCTCTCTCGCTCTGCATTTCATGGGCTTGCGACCATCGCCTTACCGGCGGCTGCATTAAGAGGGGCAAGCGCCCCTGGAATATCTTGCGTTTATAGCTTCATAATAGAATCCGATATTTTGCACACATCCCGGACAGTTACTTCCTTCCCAGACTTCTTGGTTTCTTCATGAAGCTTTTTTATCTCCGCAGTTATTTTCATAAGCTTAAAGACTCCCACCTGTTCTGAAGTGATTGGAAGCACATCAGTTCCGGCTGTAACTAATGTGAGGGCATTATGAAACCAAAACACATCCATCGGATTCATGAGATTGATTTCTTTATCAAATTGTTCGGCTGCTTCCTTAGCAAACTTTCTCCGGTTCAATCTCGGTTTGTCTGGCGGCAGGAGCCCTTGTTCCTGAAGTTCCTTTTTGACTTTCGATTTGAGTGCTTTCTCTTTATTGGTCAGGCGTTTTGACTTGGCTGGCATCTTCTCTCCTCCTACTGGATTTTTCTACCGTACCGGAATCCGGTGCTGTGTTTTTGAATCCGGCAGATCAGGGAAAATGTTGCCTTTATCTTCGCCTTCTCATCCCAGCAGTCTGCCTCCATGCTGTAAACCATCAGCTCTTTTCCGCTGTCCCGGATGTAAACCGTCTCCTCATAATGGCGTTCCAGCTCCGGCGCTGAATACTGTTCACCATACCAGCGAATACGCAGGTCAGAACCTACGCAGCGCGGTTCAAAGTACATTTCTTCTCTTTGTACCATCTCATTCACCCGCCTTTCTGACCTCGGTATACCGCTTCACAGAACCGTCCAGCATCCGTTTCGTCACAATTCTGGCTCTCCTGCACTGAAGCAACCGGAAGCAAACTCGCACTTCGTTCCACTCTCTTTCCAGTTCTTCCGGCATTGGAGTGGCTTTTTTCTCCATGGCTTTCATAGTCGCTCCTTCCTGAAAGTTCTTGTCTTCCCTGTTCTTTTAAGGAGCGCGGCCCGGCTGACTACCACCAGCTCCACCGGCGTATCCTTCACGATCAGCCAGTTCTCCGGTACCAGCCCTTTTCCCTGCAGGAACTTCTTTTGGGCCAGTGTCGGCTTCTTTCCGTTCTTCACGCTGCACTTACCTCCTTATTCAGTTTTACCTCACTCTGCCTTTATCCGGGCTTGTGACCGGCATCCTTCCGGATGGCTGCATTAAGGTGGGGCTTTACAGCCCCGGATTTTCCCTGTACCGGATGAGCATACGCTCGGTGGTTACAGTGATCGGCGGGAGTGAACTCTCCCTTCCATCACGATATCCTTTCATCCATGCCCGGTCATGTTCGATCTTCACCCGCATCTGAATGCCGATCATCCAGCCGCTAACTCCCGCCAGAGCCATCAGGAATACCACAACCAGGCTTCCGGCCACTCCGACCTTGCCCGCTGCGATCAGCGCCGCCATTCCCCCGGCGGCCACCGTTCCAAGCGCGATCCCTGTCACCATCATTTTTGCTTTTCCTGTCATGTACTTCATTGCATTTACCTCCGTTTGATTGATTTTATAAATAGATTCCCAGCGGGCCTGTTACCTTCTGCAGACCTTCCAGGGAAACATCCTGGTTATTGGCGGCTGCTGTGAATACGTTTACCATGCCGCGCACTCCCCACTTGCTGTGGCCGACATTGTAGAGGTATGTCAGCTCCGGTGTCATTCCTTTCTCCACCAGGGAAGGGAATAACTTCTCAACATCTTCTTTGGTTACATTCGTAGCCCGGTACCGCCCGTGGAGCTTCGTCCGGTTAAACTGCTGTGAGAAGATCGCTTCCTGTCTTCCAAGCATCTTGTTGTAGACCTCATCGTTTCCGATCAGTGCGATTCCGATGCCAGGCTTCCCGGTGATCGGGTCTTCATCCACCCAGCCTCTGATTTCTTCCAGGGCCATGAACTTCAGGTTCTGGGCTTCATCAATAATCAGGACATTATCAGAACTTCTCAGCCGTTCACGGATTGAAATGGAAAGGTCTTCTGTTCTCTGGTTTTCCGAAATCTTCAACGCCCTTGCAATCATCCTTAAAAGGCTTCTTACAGAGCTGGTACTCGGTGTGGTGCTGATATAGATCGCCGTTGCCGGATTGTCCCGCAGGAACTTGGTAGCCGCTTTGGTCTTCCCGATTCCGGCATCTCCGTCAATAACTACGATCCCCTTTTCAAGCTGGCAGTAACGGATCATCTTGTAAATGCTCTCTGAAATAGAGGTTGCCACATATCCCCGTACCGCATTGAAAGACTCGGTCTTCTTGGCGTTTTCAGCCTGCTCCTCCTTGATCTGGAAGAACTCACGGATCTTACGCTCTACATCACCTACATCACCCTTGTCATAAACGCTGCGGCGGTACTGGCTTAATACTGCTCCGCTCAGGTTCATCATCGGGGCCAGCTTTGCCTGGCTGATTCCCGTTTCCTTCATGTACGTTTCAACTTTCGCCTGAAGTTCTGTATTATACTGTTTTCCCATCATTTACCTCCCTGCCTTTTGGCTGCATTTTCAATCATTGTGTCAAGATCGACTCCGCCGACCACTTTCTGATATACCGGTGTTTCATCTGCCCGCTGAACCTCCAGTACCTTCGGGTCTGCTTTGCCTGTGTAGCTTTCTTTGTTGCGTTGTGCCTGGCGAAGTACCAGATCCAGCGCGGTAACCCGGTCGGCTTCTGCGATGACCACGTTCTTTTTATATTCATTCGCGATCTTCTCCAGCTTCCTGGTCACTGCCATTCCGGCCTTCACATCATCCTTGGTTGCGCCATATGTAAGAACCGCCGTATTATCTACCGGAACCGTCATCAGATATTTGTCTTCCAGGTTGTAGATCCGGACTTCCTTCAGGTCATTCGGATTGTACCGGAAGTATACCTTCTCACCGAAATGTCTCATCAACAGTTCATCGTTCCAATATTCCAGGCGGCCTCCATTGATATCCAGATGCACTCCCCGGCGGCCCACGGCCTGTGGACGGCTGCTTCTCATGAGCATCAGGTTCAATTCTTCTGCGGCTGCCACCCGGCGCTTAATCAGATGCTCATTAAACACATCCATTTTGAGCTTTCCTTTGTCTTCTGCCACCGGGCCATCGTATTCCATCATGTTGAAGTAATACTTCAGAATTGCATCCACATACTCCTGGAACTCATCGTCTGTGTAAATGGCATCTTTCTTCAGGACATATTTCAAACGCTCTGGCTTTTCCACCACGCTGCCGCCCGTGTAAGTATTGAACAGTCTGGAAAGGCCGTTCTTCACATCATTGAACCGGCGCTCAATGATCTTCGCCTTCGCATTTCGGACGATAGCATTTGTCATATTGATTCCCAGGCGTTTGAATACGCCCGGCGGTTCAAAGGTTTCCTCGCCATTCTTTGGCTTCTTCTTCCGGTGGCCAAGGCCGCCAATATCGAAGGTCAGGAACTCTCGACCGTTATCCACGTAGATGTTATCCGGGATGCCATATTCCAGGATTCCCTTCCGGAGCGCGATCAGCGTTGCCTCTGAACCTGGGTTATATGTAATGTAGTACCCTGTAAAGATTCCGCTTCTTGCATCCAGGAAGGCTGTCAGATATGGCCTGTGCAGCTTGCCTGACTTATCCCTCACCATTACATCGAAGGTATGGTTATCAGCGATCCACCACTCATTGCTCTGCATCTCATCATAAATACGTTTGATGTATGGAGCGCAGCGGTCATTGAATGCCTTGTGACCTTCACGGCCCAGAACCTTTACTCCCTCCGGAACACTTTTCAGTCTCCGGTAAAAAGAAGGATAGGCCGGGATCTGCGTATACAGATCCGGACGCTTTTCCTGCGCCCACATCTTTGTGTACTCCAGGCACTTGGTTACCGGATGCTGGGCTTCATCCAGATAGTAGTACAGGAAAGCCTGCCATATCGTTTCATCTATGGAGCTTGTCCCTTTCTTCCATTTGTTCCGCTTATCAACCAGCGCCTTCATATCATCAGCCTTCACGGCATTCCATTTTCTGTAAAGCGTATCTACTGATATGCTCCGCTCTGGATATTCCAGGCTGCAGAGCGTTACGAACTTTTTATCTACTTCAGCCAGGGAAGTAACTCCTGGCATCTTTCTATATGACTGCCAGCGCTTGGTGAGGTCGATCCAGAAATCAATTTCCTTTCGTTCATCCTCGGTAAACTCATCAATCGCAACTTTCTCTACTTCTGGCTCTGGCCGTTCTACCTCTTCCGGAGGGTTTTCTGCAATCAGTTGATAATACTTGTGCTGCAGTTCCTCATCCAACGCATCCAGCGGTACCAGGTAAGTTTTCCGGTTTTTGCTATTAACAGTCTCTACCGCCTTTAATTTCCCATCTTGTATAATTTTCTTAATATAACGTGGACTACAGCCTTTTACCTCTGCAACCTGTTTCGCTGTCAGCATCTGCGCCATACATTTCCACCACCTTTTCAGCCTGTCCTCATCAGATGCAGGAGGCTATCCCTGCATGACCGGCCTCTGCCGGTTTCGACTCTTTTAAACGGTGTTTAAAAAGTCTTTAAAATCATCCATGTTTCCGCCCAGTTCCTGGATCAGCGGAATGATAAACTTCTTTCCTGATGGCTTCCCTGTGATAGCCTCGCTGATCCTGGCCTGGTGTGTTCCCATTCCTGCGGCCAGTTCTCTCTGGCTGATGCCTCTTTCCAGCATCCTGGTTTTTGTCCATAAGGCAAACTCAGCGAAATTTCGCACTTTTCTGTTCTTCATTCTGCCTGCCCTCCTAACGTATTCCGTTATAAAATTCTGTATCAGCGATACAAAATAACCTATTCCGTTATCGGATTCTGTGCTATAATCGGTCTTGTATGATTGATACATTATTATAATAATCCTCATTTGAGGATTT